TCTCGGTGTTCTTGAGCTTCTGGTCTGCAGCATCGTAGAATGCCTCCAAAGCATCAACAGCATTGACATTTGTGATGGCCTCAGTTTTGAAGAGGTTGCCCTTCTCTGTAGAGACATTCTTGTTTTTGATCTCCTGATCCGCGATAGTCTTGAAGCCATCGTAGAGATCTGCGGTCTTCTTACCCCCAGGGTTTCGCTTAGCTGTAAAAAGCGTATTGAAGAAACTCTCACCCACCTTGGCAAAGAGGTAAGCACCAACGAGCTTGGTGATAGGCTGGTTTTTGAGTGCATCGCCCTGAAAAACGTTTGAGCCATAGATTGACTCACGGACAGCATTAGGCTCAAATGGCTTAACGCCAGAACCCAAGTATGTCTCCAGTGTACGACCGGTGATAGTAACGCCATTCTCATCTACACGAGTAAGAGAGTATGGACCAACCTGCATGTCTCCATTCAACTCACCAACGGTCTCTTTGCCACGAACACCGAGTCGACGGCTCATGTATTTGGCAACCTCGTCCAAAGCTCGCGTTGGCATCTGTATCAAGTCCTTGCGATACTTGGCATAGCTTGTGTTGAGTGAATCAGGAGTAATCTGAATTGTGCTTCCTTCAGTAACTGCCATTAGTTAATCTGTTTCATTGCTTGGTACAACTGATCAGCATCAATATCCTGCACACCCTCATCCAGATGCTCCTCCGTCTTGGCTCCAGGAGCCTTTTTGAGGTCGGATATTTCCTGATCCTTTGCTTTGATGTCCTTGTCTTTTGCCGCCAATTTGGTTTCAAGATCCTTGACCTTGTCGTTAGCAGCAGTGAGATCAGCTGCCGTATCGGTCAGTTTTTTCTCTTTGTCGGCAATGGCATCCTCGATTTTCTGCATCTCTGCATCGGTGAGTGTAATCTTCTCATCGGTCACTTCGAAATCATCCTTGCGTTCAAGGATGTTCTGAAGGTTGAGGAATTTCTTCTTCATTTCATTAATTTTATTGTTATTGAAAAACTCCCTGACACCATCTATGACTTGTGTCATGAAGTTCTTTGATGGTTTCTCCTCGCACTTGTTGATGGGTGGAAGGCCAAGATCCTTACATAATGCATTGGTGAATCTTCTTGCAAGATTGGTCTGTCTCTTGTTGTCTTCCTCATCGAGGTTTCTAATCTCGTCAATCAATCCAAAGTTCAAAGCCTGTTCTGGTGTCATCCAGCTCTCTTTGTTCATCTGTTGCAGGATCTCCTCAGAAGTCTTACCAGATTTCTGAGCATAGACAGATGCAATGACCTTGTCAATGGTGTCAAGATCATCGCGCTGCTTCTTGAATTGAGATATAAGGTCATCGAGTTTCTCCTTGTTGGCAGTCTCCCACACTGCAACACCTGTCGATGCATTATGAATAAGCATCGTGCTGCCCACACTCATGGTGACGTGCTTTGCACCCATGCAGATTACAGTTGCGATGGATGCAGTCATGCCCAACACATGGATGTTGACATTGCCATGATCCTTGATAAGTTGATAGATGGTAAGACCTTCATCAACGAATCCACCCGGTGAAGAGACAGCAATATTTACCTCCTCATCGGAATGTGCGTCAAGGTAATTCTTGACATCCTTTGAGCGTGTGCCGTAGGTTCCAGTCCACCAATCATATCCTGCACCTATGGTACCGCAAATCATCATACCGTATTTCATGCGCTAATCTTTTTTGATGCAAAGATAAGCATGGCAATTGCCTAAATAAAATACGTAGAATCACTCTACACGCGGTGCCTTTCGGTATGCCTGCCACTGAACTGTGACTTCGTTGAGTGTGCTTGACGAATAAGAATCAGGATGCACTTCAGAGACATTAATTGTCGGATAAGGTCTTGTTGAAAACCCGAT